CATACACACTCAGCCAAACCTGTGCAACAGTAGGTGGCTGTTCGGTATCAGTAACACAAGGTAACTAGTCGGTTGACTCACTTACAGGTATATGTAATAATTCAGGAGGCTGTTCAGTCTCAGTTAATCAGAACAATTAATCTCTATAAATATTGACATGGAGATCTTTTACGATAAAGGTCAGTATTTTTCTCATACAGATTACTTCAAACTAAAAGAGAGAACTGATAGCAACCAAAAATATATCTACCCTATAGAAATAGATATGTCTATTTCTTGTCCTCCCTATGATAATTTAGAATTAGTAGAACGTGCAGAAAACTTTACATACGAGATACCTGATAACATTTTAAATGATGTACAAAAAGGTTTATGTAAAATACTATTTGATTTTACGCATGAATGCTATGATATAACATACAAGTATAACGGTAATAAAGATTATACACACATAATAATCATGAATACACAAACCAAATATAATTTAGATATATCAGAAGTTATATTGGCATGTGGTAATATAAAACCTTTTAAAGATGTTAGTTATAATGTGGCAACAGTACAAAGTCAAATGTTTATGCCTGTTTATCAGGGAGATGACTTTTTACAACAAAGAAAAGATAATATTTTAAATGGTAAAGAAAACAAATATAAATTACTTACCTTTATGGGCAAACCATATAAACACAGAGCCAGATTAGCAAAATTTATATATTTACAAGATTTAAAAAAATATAATATTGTATCTTGTTTAACACCTTTTGATGATATAAAAATATCTGATTGGAAAGAAGAATTGCAACTTAGTGATAATTTCTTAAAAACATTACCTTGGGAATATGATGCAACAACGGAAGACGTGCATAATAACGTCAAATGTTCTCTTACAACTACTCCTGAAAAACAAGCACATGCAGATTCTTACATAAGTTTTGTAAGCGAAACATTTTTCGAATATACTAGTTTAGACGATAATCCTTTTGAATTAGATATGACAGCGAAATCGACAAAACCAATTGTAACTATGCAACCATTTATACTACATGCTCAAATAGGAGCATTAGCATATATTAAAAGTTTAGGATTTGAAACATTTAATAATTATTGGGACGAATCATATGACGGCCTAACAAATCATTATAAAAGATATAAAGAATTAATTAACTTATACAAAACATTAAGTCTGACATCTCATAAAGAATTGTCTTTAATGGTAAAGGATATGTATCCAATACTTCAACATAATTTAGATCTTTATAACGATATAAGGGATAATGGTAAATATTTAAAAGAACTTTATGATACATTAAAATCAATGTACAATAAATGATTGACAAGTCGTGTATTTTTTGCTATAATTAATTTGAACTATGAAACATATGATCAAATGGCTGAAGATAACAGCCGGTATAAACTTATATTTGTCAGTGATAATGACGTTTGTATTTCTTACTTTATTATTTGCGATAGTAACAGATTATAATTTAACTAACGCAGATGAGTATATTAGATTCATACTCAAACAAGAACTAGAAAATGCTGAGCAAAGTAACTAGCAGTTTAAAATGGTATGCTGGTGCAATAGCATACGGACATTTATTATTGTTAATAGTATTATTTCCCATGTACTTTTTTGTTTTATTTTTATTAGTTGTGCCTTCGTTGTGGTTATTCATAGCATATTATATGGTATATAATTATGCACAACGTGAAGGCATAGATTGGCCGTATACACCTATACTATTATTTGATGTCGGTGGTTATGATCCACACATGAGACCTTTTGTATTAGTAAACGATTATGAACCAGACTACATTTTTGCAGATTATGACCCACGTTACTAAGTACACAAACAGTTTGAGAAACTATGCTATGGCTGTCTTAGGCGCTCACTTAGTAGCATTAGGATGGTTATTCCCACACGTTCTAATGTTTATTGTTGTTCCTCCAGTAATGTTTTATGTGTTATTTTTGTGGTGTGAATTAACGTACGAAATAGATGTTGGTCACAGAGAGGTACTCATTAAAGCAATTCGTGAAGCAGATAACCAAATTACAAAAGATGTGCTAACGTGGGAATTGATATTACACGAAGAGCATAGTATATTTGGAAATACTTCAAACGATAGGTTAGGATTTTAATTTTATGATAAATATATAATGTTATAATAACAGATGGTTTTATAACACTTATATATAAGGAGAAAATATGAACAATTTTAAAAATGCGTTCTTAGGTATATTCTTTGTTGTTTTCGCTCAAGGTTGTGCTACAGTTGGTACCGTGATCGATGGTGGAAAACAACTTGCTACAGATACAATTGATACTGTAACCGGTACTGCTAGTTCAGTAGTTGGTTCAGTTGCAAATGATGTTGGTAGCATTGTCCAAACTGGTGCAGAAGTAGGTGTTGGATTGGTCCAAACTGCGGCTGACACAGGTGCTGGATTAGTGAAAGTTGTTGCTGACGAAGTAAACGACCAAACTGATGCTTTACAAGAAGAAGAACCTAAAGAAGAGCCAAAAAAGTAACTAGCTCATTCTTTAAACCTTTTAAGTTTTTAAAACAGAACGAAAAACAAAAAGGTATAGACTCACCCTCGAAAGAGAGTGAGCAGGTAACTGAAGAGGATATTAAAGAACTTTTATTGCAAAATAAAGTTCTAAAAGAGTTATTGAAAGATAAACTTTTAGAAGACGCAATTAAAGAATATTGCTCCAAGATACCTGAAGATTGTGAATAAATTACTTTTAATCATAACATTAACATTTCCTCTGTTTTTAACAGCAGAGGAAATTGTTATTAGTCCAGCATACTTACCGGAAGGTAGAGTATTAGACCTTACTTATAATCCCCCACTAGATCCATATTTTTGCGATAATAATCCTGAAATTTGTAAGAAGATAGAAACTAGTAACATTCCAATATTTGATATGGCACCACGTGCCACTAATGGACAATGGTTAGCATTTTGGACATTTCAATTATTAGATGTTTACTCAACATCACGAGCATTAAAGTATGATTGTGTAAAAGAAGTGAATCCACTTTTTTCAGAAAATCCTAGTGATGCTAGACTAGTACTAACAAAAAGTTTTTTGTTGCTACCAGGCTTACTGTATAATGATTATTGGACAGAAGTAACACCTGAGGAACTAGACGGTACTAATATGTTTTATGCGGCAGTTGTTGGAAATAATTTCAGATTACTTAATAAAGCCAAGCAGGATTGCAATAAAATCCGATAAATATTAGTATGAAATGGTTATATAGCGGGTATGCCGTAGCAGTATCAATTGTCTTACTACTCGCACTAAGGGTAATTGACCCTACGCCATTACAAAGTTTACGTGGTCAAGTTTTTGACAGTTACCAACAATTAGATGAATTAGTACAAAGCGATGATGTTGTACTACTTAACTTTGGCGAAAATACTCTAGCAACTTACGGCCAATATCCTTTTCCCAGGCAGTATTATGCTCAACTAATTGTAGATGTTGCAAGTAAAAATAGTGGAGTTGTGGGTTGGACTATTATGTTTCCAGAAAAAGATCGTTTTGGAGGAGACCCTACTTTTGCTAGTTTTTTAGAACAAAATAAAGTTAATGTTCCTGGAGCAAGAAGAAATCCGATTAACTACAATGTACTAAGCCAAACACCTAGTGTTAAAGGTATAAAAACATCTGGACCTCATATAGGCACCGGCACAATTGGTCCTGTACCAGCAAAAGATTATTTGTTAAAATGGCCCAACTTGGTTACCAATGTTCCTATATTAGAATCAATGGCAAATGGAAAAGGAGTAAATGCTTCTGCACCACAGCCAGACAATCAAACAAGAACATACCCACTAGCAATTACTGTGGGTGAGAAAATATACCCCTCTTTTGCTGTGGAAATGTTGAGAGTTAAAACAGGTAATAAAAGTTATATAGTTAAAACAAGTGAAATAGGAATACAGGAAGTTGCTGTAAAAGGATTCGAACCTATTATTACTCAACCAGACGGCACAGCATATATACGTTTTAATAATAGTTTTGAAACTATAGAATATACAGGAGCAGACAGCATACCAGATTTAGCAGGTAAAATGGTGATAGTGGGTGTTACAGCAGAAGGTATAGCAAACCCTGTACCTACACCTAGAGGAAACTTATATCCACAAGAGATACAAGCTCATATGCTACAGAACTTTATAGATGGTAGTAACATAACACGAAGTCAGTTAAGTGCCATCACAGAGCTTCTCATAGGGTTACTGACTATGGTACTTGTTGCTTTAGCAGTATATAGATTACCTTTACTACTAACGGCACCTATTGCCTTAGCGATTTTAGGCGGTATAGCATATTATAGTGTAAGACAATACACAGGTAGTTTAGTACTAGTAGACGCAACATTTCCTGTTCTAAGTGGCTTTTTAGTTTTTACACAGGCGGCATTTAATAACTTTTATAAACAGTTTAAATTACGTGAACAAATTAAGAAACAATTCGAACATTACCTTGCACCAGCCATGGTTAAAAAGTTACAAAAAGATCCAAGCCTATTACGTTTAGGTGGAGACACAAGAACAATGACATATTTGTTCTCAGACATTCGTGGGTTTACTCCCATATCGGAACAGTTTAAAACAGACCCACAAGGGTTAGGTAAACTTATAAACAGATATATGACCCCAATGACTGATTTAGTTATGCGTAAAGAAGGCACAATAGACAAGTATATAGGTGATGCCTTAATGGCGATATGGAATGCCCCACTTGATGTTGATAACCATGCTCAGTTGGCAATCGAAACAGCACAGGAAATGGAAACAGAATTAGCAACTCTCAATAAAGAACTTAAAGCAGATGGCTTAATGGAGTTAGGTGTTGGTATAGGTATTAACACAGGCGATGCTGTAGTAGGTAACATGGGTAGTAATCAACGTTTTGATTACACCGTATTAGGTGATAGTGTAAACTTAGCGGCACGTTTAGAAGCACAGACAAAAGAGTATGGTGTGTTCTTTATGTTTACAGAGCATACACTAAAACAAATACCAATACCGGAAAATTTAGTAATGCTGGATAAAATTGCAGTTAAAGGACAAACAGCACCAGTAACAATTTATACTATATTGCAAGATCATAAGTATGCAAGAGTAGTAAACAGAATGGTTGATGCATATCAAAATAGAGCATGGGCAGAGTGTTCTAATCAACTAGAAATAATTAAAGATCATAAATGGAACGATACCCTTGCAGATCTTTATGCAGTAAGAATCAAACAACCTATGCCTAAAGGCGAATGGGACGGAGTTGAACGCAAAACAACCAAGTGATAAATAATAATATGGCACAGGATAATATACAGCAAAAAGAAGAAGAAGTTTTAATTAAAGTTAGTCTATGGGCTAAGATAAAACATTGGTGGCGTACACTTATAAGAGAAGAGTGGGAAATCACTGTTTTCTTTCCTGGTGATCTTAAAATATTACCAGATGGAACGACAATACAAAAAGATGCGCCTAAGACATATCGTGCTAAAAAAATTAAAAAAATAACAACCAAACATATTATCTTTACAGATTTATTAGGCGTAAAACACGAAATTAAAGTAGTTAATCCTGTTGGCTATGATGTAAGAAAGATTTATTAATTATTCGTCTGGTGACCAATCCTTTAGATTCCTAAAAAACATATAGTAATGTCTGAAATCCTTCAGTTGCTGTTTAGCATGGAAAAGTTCTAATGGAATTCCCTCACCATGATTTACTAATGGAAAATAATATCTTTTAATAATTCTTTCTAATTTTTTTGTATCGGCACCTAAGGCATCTAAAATTATATTATTAAAAAGACGGTCAGTAATCAGATCAACTAGCCAATAATGATGAGGATTATCTGGATTATATCTTCTAATTACTTCTCTAGATTCGTAAAATAGTCCTCTAATAGGATTCATACCTGGTCTGTAAGATTGCATAATTTCTTTGAATCTAAAACTTTCATGCTCTGTAGACATGTTTTTCATTACACGAGCATAATCTTTTTTCATTGCTTCTTTTAAAGATTCGATATTTTCACCAATATTCTGATGATACTGTTTTAAGAGTCTATCAAATATTTTTTTGTACTTTGTGGGTAACTGTTCATAGTAGACCTCCTGGATTTGGTCTATTTCTATGGCACCTTCTAGTAGTGTATGTGGGATTGTTTTAGTTCTTTGAAACTTGTCTAGTTCGGTTGTTATCCGCAAAATAACAAAATCTATTATTTCGCCTTTGCTCATATCGAGTATTTATCAAGAATTTATTTGTAGTATAGTGTGTAGTTTTTCTGTGCCACCGTTTTTATGTAAGGTAATTTTTGCTCCATTATGTAATGGCTTAGGCCATTGACCTATGTCTACCCAGGCATAACCAGCACTCTCTCCATTAAGTTTTGGTGGCTGGAACTCCTGTTCTACTACATATACAAAACTGTAATAGTAAAAGTTTTTGTCGCTACTTTGATATACATCTATTGGATTTAGTTTTTGTAGTTCTGGAACGAACCCGATTTCTTCTTCTAATTCTCGTTGTATACATTGATAAGGAGATTCTCCTGTTTCAATTATACCTCCCCAAAAACCCCATGTGTGATTAAATCGTTTATTGCCCTCTCTGAGTTGCAACATACATCTTCCTGTGTCTTTGGCTAGGAATACTACTCCTGCCGCTGTTATTGTCATCTTAAAGTGTTAATCTCCAAAATCCTGGATTGTATTCTCCTTCATAACTACTTATCCAGATTCCGTCAGCCCACTTGTATTGACTGGTAGTAAATGTATTAATTATTTGTTGTTCTGTAGTATTTGCACTGGAGTCAAATACAACTATCCATTTAGAACCGTTGTATTGTATAATGTCATTTGCAGAAGCATCGACATTCCAATTTGGATATCCTGTTGCAGATATGTCTTCAGTAATTAAATATCTCTGATCAACTGATGCCGCGGCTAAAGTTCCGTCTCCAGGATAAGAATCTCTTGGATCTATAATTTTATCTACTGCGGTTAATGTTGTTGAGGGTAATGTTTCTTTATCTATATTAAAAATTAAGGAAGTCTCACTTAATGGATTAGCAGTTACAGTACCTATTACTTCGTTTAGTAGATCATCGCTATCTGTACCTATATTTAACTTTAATAAACTAGTTGCAGAAAGTTCTCCTACCATATCAATTATATCACTCCACTTTTGCGGAACCCCACTTGCGTCTACAAGGGTAGCACCGCTACCTACTATTTGTATATAATAATCATTTGGTGTAACAACTATTTCCGCAGTTTCTTCGACATTACCAAAGAAGTCGCCGTAGTCTTCACTAAAGCCTAAACCTTCTACACTATTAGTTGAATGTACATCTGCTATAATACGTTGTATGATACTTTGTCTTTTAACTTTTGCTGGAGGACTTATCCAAATAGGTATTGCAAATGTTAAAGTAGATATATCTAAATTTTCATCAACACCTGCAGGTATGCCTCTACTACTCCATGCGATATCTGTAAGTTCTACCTCAAATACACTAGACCAATCTAATGGATTATCATTACTTTGTAATTGAATACTGGGATTGAATAAAACAAATATTTGTTCTAGAACCTGTAGTTTAGTATCTGTATTAGTAGTCCATATATCTACTTGAAGTGTCATATTAAATGGAACAGGCATATACCTTTGCGTAGTAAATAAATTACCTTGTTCAGATGTATATTTTCCTTGTACAGAATCCCATTCTCTTTCTGCAACTTGATTGGTATCAACTAAGAATGGTTCATGTGTTCTATCTCTTGCCGGCTGTATACTAGCAATATTTACACTTATAAAAGGTGCAGAGTTTATTATGTTTTCTGAATTGTTTCTTAAAATACTAGCAACCATTCTGTTTGCATCACCGTATCTTGCAGGTACACGATTATATTTTACGCCTTTTTTAGTATTCTCTCTTACTTTAAAATTAGAGAATATTCGTATGAGCTGAATTAGATATCTTTTTATCTGCTCATCATACCAATAATCTAAATTTTTTCCTGCCATTTTATTCTTCTTCCAAATCTATTTTGTTTTGTATGTTTCTAATAGCATCTTCAAATACTTCTTCTAATTCGTAAATAGCACTTTCTAAATTATTTTTTGCCTTGTAAACTTGATTGACATTATATTCGTCTAATTCCAGTCCGTGTTGTTCTGCTATATTAGAAAGATTGATGATAATTTCCATGTGCATATCTGCATATTTAATATTTTTTGTTTCTTTTCTTGCAGATTCTAAAGCACCTTGCAAATCATATAACTTGTCTTCTAATGGACTTAGGTTTTCTTTTAAAATTATGTCGTTTAGTTTCATTTTAATTATCCGTTTTTGGCTTTAAGACTTTACTTAAATTTTGTCTTTCGTTTATTGTTTCACCATCATTTGTATTTGTTAAGTTATTGTTATTAATAAACCCTTGTAAGATTCTATTAGCCGCTGACCAAACACCTCTACTATCGGTACCAACATTTAACCAACGTGTTCCAGACTTTTTAAATAGTCTGTTAGGACTAAAGTCTGTCCTTAAAAAATAATCTCCGTCACTTGTTCCACTTTGTGGGAAACTTTCTCCACTGCCTACTAAACTTATTCCGTTTATAGGTGTACCGTCTCCAGACGCAAAGTCTAATGTTGGTGACGGTTTGCCTGGTACTGATTCATCAAAATATAAATGTGCAGTATCTCTAAACTGTGGTGCAAATGGAACATCATTTTCTGCTTGTTCTAATATTTTATCATTTATATTAATTTCATTTGCGTATGTACTGATTAGGTTTCTTAAATCTTCTTCCTCTTCACCAGTACCAAGAATATCTCTGTATTCTTGACTGTCAGTTATGGGACCTAATTTAACTCTCCAAAGATGAGGCCACCAACGAGGATCGTATCCTTCTGCTGGTCTGCTTCCGTCAGTAACCACATAAAATCTGTTTATTGCTTCTTCACTGCCTAATAATAAATCATCTCGTAAATGAGGAAGTTCTAGTACATCTCCGGGCATTAGTTTTCTGCCTATAGATTCAACCATGCTTTCAATATGGAAGTTCATAAATAATGTGTCATTTGCTAGGAACATACCAAATTGTGTTAGATCAAAGGCGTCGTTATCGCCTAAATTATATTGTCCTCGTAATTCGTATATGTCTTCGCTATATTTTCTATCTCTGTTTTCTAAAAATAGTAAGTCTTGTATAAACACTTCTGAATTACTGCCGGCACTTGACGGCCTTGTAGGATCATTTTCGTCTACAGTTTCATGTACTCCTAAATATTTATGGATGTTTACTCCGGTTCCTCCGGCGTAGATGTGCTCACCAACTATTCTGTCAGTAAAAGTGTAGTCATTTCCCTTGACCGGATTCCATAAACTTAATCTAGGCATACTACTATTTATCAGTCTTCACTTCTTACTGAGGACTGTCCTAACAATAATAATTTTTTAGCAATGTTTTGATTATTAGAACACGAATCCATACATGTATAACAGTATTTTCCGTTTAAATTGCCGTTCATACCTGCAGGCAAGTCTTTTTTAAATAAGTTTGAATTTAAAATATCTTTGATTGTATTATCTTTACTTAAAACATTATTATAATTTCCATACATTTCATTAATTTGTTTTTCACCAGTTTGAATTTTATTTGCATGGAAACAGCATGGAAATATACTGCCGTCTGCATTTAAAAATATTTCGTAAAAATCCGACTCTTCAGATATACTAAAGCAATCTATATCAATGTTGTAATTATTTTTACTAATATACTTTTCTATATTAGCATCGTTATACATATCTGGATCTGGGTAAGTCAACTTAGCATTTTCCTGCATAAAAGGTACATGATCGTCTATAAAATTGATTGAACCGTAAGGTTTTAATGTGTAAAGAAGATCGTAATTGCCGTCTTTGTTCGGTTGCCTATCGTAAACAGGCATAGTAAATGTGCTGTTAGTATCAATATCGTATTGAAATCCGTATGGTTGTTTAATTCGTAGTTCTAAATTATAAGACTTACAATGTTCTTTAATGTTTTCTATATCATTTTTATTATGATCAAATAATAAAAACTCCCAAGCACCATTACTCCAATTGTACGAATTAAAATAAAATTTAGTAATCTCCCTGCCATCATTTACAGGTGTTTCTATCCATTCTCCATCAGTACTATTTAAATTACTGTTTAGACCTAAAAAATAACTTTGAAAGTTTTTCCAAAGTTTATCCCATTTTACGTTTTTCCTGTGTAAATGATTTGTTTCTGACAAGCCGTCTATACTCCAAATCACACCGCCTTGTCTTTCAAATACTTTTCCTTTAAATGCTTCGCCTAAATTAAACCAAAATTTCTCATTTCTAGCACCACCGTTTGTTCGTATTTCTATTCTAGTGTCAGGATTACATTCAAATAAGAAATTAACAATTTTTACAAGGTCATGAGCATTACTAGGATCACCAAGATTACCGCAAAAGTTCCATGACTTGATTTGCCTACAAAAATCTATACCAATATAGTCTGTAAAATATTCTAAACCTAACTCTTTATTTTTAATAAAATCTTTTACTGGACCCCCAAAGGCCGCTCTAGCACAACCAGGACATTCTGAATTACATCTATCTGTAACTTCTACATGAACTGCATTTATAGGTTTATTGTACATGACAAGTAGAACAAGAATCAACACATTGAACCGTATATTTTAATTCACCAGGTAATTGCCCTTGTATACCTTGTATTAGTGTTGTTGTAAAGTACTCATTTTTTAGTATTTTATTAAAAGGATTATCTTTAGACGGTATAAAACTTTCTTTGTCTTTAAATTGTTCTGCTAGTTGTGGATCTATTCCGCCTATATGCATACCTGCACCTATATAACAACAAGGAATAAATGCACCGTCGCAGTCTATATAAAGGTCTGGTGTTTGATTACCTATTTTACATTTTACATTATAATTACCTTGTAGTTCACCATGGTATTTTATTTCTTGTCTTCTTAAGAATCTTCCGTGGTCATCGACAGGTATAATTTTTATGTGATCTAAGTCTGCATCTTTAGGTAAAATAGAATAGGAATACTCTCCGTCTTCATCAAAAACTTCTATAGGAGTTACTTCTACTGTATTATGCTTATGTACACGATGAAATCCTACAGGATCTTTGACCCATAGTTCAATTCCTAAATCTTTACATATTTTTTCTATTTCTGGAATTTGATGTTTGTTATGTGCAAATTCTAAAAATTGCCATATGCTGTGACCGCCTCCTTCTGTGTAGGCATTTAAATTTTCCCATACTTTATTCCATTTAACATTTTTTCTGTAAATATGATTAGTATCCTCTAAACCATCTATGCCCCAGATCACTGAAGAACCTGTGTTTTTTAATATTGTTCCTAATTCATACCACCATTCTTTAGATCTAAATCCACCGTTAGTATGTATTGTAAAAGACGTAAACAAATTTACTGATCTTAAGTATACTATTATTTCCTTTAATTCTGTACATGCTATAGGATCTCCTTTTGTGCCACAAAATTCCCATGCAAGTACCTCTTTGATAAATTCTTTTCCTAATTGATTTTTAAAATAATCAACTCCTAACTCTATATTTTTTATAACATTGTTCATAGGACCACCATTGTACCTGCGAACACATACAGGACATTGTGCATTACACTTGTCTGTAAGTTCTACATGAACAGATTTTGGTATTGTGAACGTAGGTAGCATTATACTACTTATCAATAAAAAATTAAAACATTATATTATAGCGATAAATATTGGCATGACAGCAGTTAGAGGTGCAAGGCCTATAAGAAATAAAGAAGTATCTGATTTTCACTTTCATTTAGATAAAAATGCTTTATCAGTTCCTACATTAGAAGAGTATCAAAATGTGTGGAGAGAATGGTTAAATTTTAGTAATAATAAAAGTTTAACAGGATTAGATACATTTAAATATGCAGACTATACACAGGGAACAAGTCAATCGTTCGATAATTTTATTTTACGACATAGTAAAGATAGACAAATTATTGTATTAGAAGGTGACTTTCAATATCATGCTTGTTTAGGAAAACATTTAAACTTTAAATATATTCCTTATCCACATTATCTAGAAGAACATTTAGATGGTTTAGGACTACATGCATTAATTGTAAGTGCTCCATTTAGTGATTTTGGTTGTATACATCCTGATTTTGAACATTTAATGAAAGTATGTAAAGTACATAATGTTCCTGTTTGCTTAGACTTAGCATATTGGGGTATTTGTAAAAACATACATATAGACTTAGATAACTTCCCTGCAATTGAAGAAGTTACATGCAGTCTTAGTAAGCCTTTCTTCACATTAGAAAACCATAGAGTGGGTATAAGATTTACAAGGGAGTATGTAGATGACGGTGTAAGTATGCTTAATGAAGTTAAGATGGCTAACAATTATAGTATGGCATTGGGAGTTGAATATATGAAAAACTTTTCACCTGATTATAATTGGGACAAATATAAAGATCAATATGAGCAAGTGTGTTTAGAGCAAGATCTTGTATATAGTGATAGTGTAATATTTGGATTAGGAGATGCTGAAAGACACCAAGAATTTAATAGAGGTATAGAAGGTAATTTTAGAGTCTGTATTTCTCAATATTTAAGTGACTGTTAAATAAATAGTCACGAATATACATTACACAGGAGAAATAAATGATAGTAAATTCTCACAACGATTGGGACCCATTAGAAGAGATAATCGTTGGACATGCTCACCACAGTAGAATAGCAACTGATATTTCAGCAAGAAGTTTTAGTTATGCACCTTTTAAGAAAGAGGATGTAGAAAAATTAGAAGGCACATATCCGCAATGGGTAATAGATGAAGCCAATGAAGATGCAGACGGACTAGCGGACACACTTACTAAAATGGGTGTTAAAGTACACCGACCTTCTATAGTCGATTGGGATAATGTTAATTATGATATTGGACAAGGTTGGAATACCAAGGGCTGGTATAGTTGGTGTCCTCGTGATTTAATATTACCATTAGGAGATATGTTAATTGAAACGCCTACTCCTGTTAGAGCAAGATACTTTGAAGCAAAACAATTATATAAAGATATAATGTATGAAGCATTTGAAGATGGTGCATTATGGTTAGAAGCACCTAAACCTAGATTACATGATGACATGTTTCAGTTTGAGGACATAGAAGATAAAGCAACATTACTTGATCATGAAATATGTTTTGATGCTCCTAATATTGTTAGAGTAGGAAGAGACTTATTGTATCAAGTAAGTAATTCAGGAAATATGAAAGGATACAAGTGGTTAAAAAGATTACTAGAACCTATGGGTTACAAAATGCATTACAGCGAACTTTATAGTTTTGCACATTTTGATAGCACTATTGTTCCACTAAGACCTGGACTAGTTCTAATGAACAGTTCAAGAGTAACACCAGATAACTGTCCTGAGATGTTTAAGAAGTGGGATAAAATTTGGTTTGATGATTGTGTTGTACAAGGAAGTAAATTAGCAGACGAAGGTTATATGCCACCTTGTTCACCTTACATTGGTATGAACTTACTAAGTGTAGATCAAAATACTGTAATCTTAGACTCAGCACAAGAACCTCTGATGAGGGAACTTGACAAGTACGGTATAGATAGTGTACCTGTACAGTTTAGGCATTCTATGACGCTCTCCGGCGGCATACATTGTGCTACATTAGACTTAAGACGTAAAGGTACATTAGAAAACTACTGTGATTAAATACGGTAAAATAGATAACTTTGGAATAACTCATGATCAAATGAGGCAATTAAATTTTGACGATTACTTTCAATGTTATCAGCAAACACCTGCTGTAGAAAAGTATTATACAAAACATAATAGTAGTATATGGCAGATGTTTGAAACTTCACCGCAATGGGTACATGACTTATCATTAAAGATACCACAAGATTTTGACCATCATGTTGTAAGTGTTATAAACATAGAACCCGGACAAACAATTCCACATCATGTTGATAAACATTTTAAACTTAAACAAGAACACGGTGAAGGCGAAAGTCATCGTTATCTGATATTTTTAGAAGATTGGAAACGTGGGCATTATTATGAAGTACACGATCAACCTTTTGTTAAATGGAAGGCAGGTGAATGGGTAAAGTTTGGCGTAGACGATTGGCATATAGCAGGTAATATGGGAGAGGAACCATTTTACTCTGCACAGATAACAGTACTTAAAAATGTATAAAGGTTATGTAGATATAGAACATATAACAGATGAAATGTTATATAGGCTTAAATTCACAGAACATACTAATACTGTTTACAGTGGAGGTTACTGGAAAAGTTTAGGAGTAGCAGTACCAGATTACCCACATGAAGCACCTTGGGTATGGCAAGTTTTTGAAGATGATTGCCCAAGTTGGGTTCATGGTGTATATGATCATTTTAGTGATTGGTTACATTATGGTATAGTTACTGTTAATAAATTAATGCCAGGCAGATTTATTGCACCACATGTTGATACGTTATATAAAATGCGTAAAAAAGCAGAACGAGAAGATATGGATACGGAAGGAATGGTACCTGTAAGAGTAAATTTATTCTTACAAGACAGATTAATGGGCCATTATATAGAAATAGAGAATGAAAGTTGGTTAGATTATAAGAAAGGCGACTTTACTATAATACGGCCAAACTTAGTTCATTCAGTCGCTAACCTAGGTTACGAACCTAGATTTACAATGCAACTCACAGGGTATGCAAAAGAAGAGGATATAACATGAGAATTTTTATAACAGGCGCAGACGGTTTTATAGGTCAGCACATGGTGGCTAGATTAAAAGATAAACATGAGCTAGGATTTTTAACAGAAGATTTAAGAGACCATTCCAAAGTTGCTATGCAAATATCAACATTTGATCCTGAGATTATTGTGCATTTGGCGGCAAGAACAGAAGTAGAACAGAGCTTCTATGAGCAGATAGCATTTAGTGACATTAACTATACTGGCACAGTCAATCTGATAGAAGTTGCAAAAGAACTGCCTAATTTAAAAAACTTTGTATTTGCAAGTACAATGGAAGTGTACGGCTGGCAACCTATTAGTGATATTATACGAGATGGTAAAGAAGAAGGTATTATTGCATTTAATGAAGCAACACCTCCTAATCCCAATGCCCCCTACGCCGTTGCAAAATATGGCTGTGAAAAGTATTTAGAATATGCACACAGAAGTTATGGGCTACCATTTACTGCAATTAGACAAACAAATGCATACGGTAGAAAGGATAATGACTTCTTTGTAACTGAACAAATTATTACACAAATGCTCAAAGATCCAAAGGAAATTAATTTGGGTTATGGTGAGCCATACAGAAACTTCATATATATAGATGATCTACTAGATGTTTGGGAATTAGTTATAAATAATCCTGACAAGTGTGCAGGAGAAATATTTTGTATAGGGCCTGATAATGCAATTAAAATTAAAGATTATGTAAAAATAATTGCAGATAAACTAGGTTGGGAAGGACATGTAAATTGGAATACCAAACCTAAAAGACCAGGAGAAATATATTTATTGAATAGCACTAACCACAAGATCACTACAAGATTAGGATGGGTTCCTAAAGTAGGTATTAGTGAAGGGTTAGACAGAACTATTGCTGTTTGGAAAAATATTATAGAGAATAACATACCTCATAATCAGAGAAAAAACTTCAGCCGCGGCAAATAATTTTCTTGACAAATAAATAGTCTTTTGTTAAACTAAATTTTTTAACAGGAGATTTCTATGGACTTTAGTATTATATTTTTGCTTTTTGTAGTAGCAAATAGTTATTTTATGTTCAAAGCAGGTGAAAAAGCAGGAAAATTTACTGGAATGATAAGTATTGTTCAGTTCTTTAAGCAAAAAAACGTACTTAAAGATAAAAATGATATAATAGGGTTTAAAAAATGGCCTATAGCAATACAGATGTTATATGCAGATCCAAACCCAGAATTATTTAAGGATTGAACAACACACATGCCAAAAAGAAAACAACAACGTAGCATCTATATTACAAAAGAACCTGAGTGGCAAACATTCAGGGCTCTTACAGACATAAAAGAACAAGAAGAAGCATTTCATAGATGTGAATATTTTGTTAGAACAGAAATACCTAAAAAGAAATTAGTTGCTTCTGTTAGAAATTGGGTTAAAGATAAGTCAGGGTGGACTAAAGAAGAGCAAAAGTTTGTTTTAGCAAATCCAGATTGGGCCTTTAGTGCTACAGGAATCTCTACATTTATTGAATATAAATTAGGTTATATTCCTGAAAACACTTTAAACCATTTACAAAAAAGAAAAGAGGAATGGTTAGAACGTGGTAAAGGTGTAATTGCCGAAAAGAAAGAAAAAGCACAACAAACTAGCAAAAAAGTCATTAGCATTCAGGAAAGAATGAAAATGCAGGTGGAAAGTTTATGTGCTGATTGGGAATATAAATTAGATTGTTTAGTTGAAGGGGAATTAACATTAAAGGATTTTGAACCATATAAAGATATTATATCATACAGACCAGAGATAAAGGCCGCCCATGCCAAACTCATAAAAGAAGATTTTGAGCCAGCATACCAAGAAGCATTAGAGGTTAAAGAATGGAGTGATCCTGATATTAAAGAAGGGTATTCACACTTTTCCGCCAAGCAACGTAAAGAGTATCTAGAATTTTTTGAAAAGATTAATACAGCATGTGATACTACTATTCAAACAAAGGTTACTACAAGAAAAGCTCGTAAGCCTAAAGCAAGAAGCAAAGATGCAATTATAAAAAAATTAAAGTATCAGATTAATGATAGTGAACTAGGCATAGCAAGTATACATCCTACAGATATTGTTAATGCAAATGAAATTTGGGTATACAATACAAAGACTAGAAAACTAGGTGTTTATCATGCTATTAATAAAGACCCTAAAAATTTAGCAAGACCTGGTTCAGGGCTGATGGTAAAAGGTACAACTATACAAGATTTTGATGAAGAATCAAGTGTGCAAAAAACATTGCGTAAACCTAAAGAGCAAATAAGTAATTGGACAGGAAAAGCGAAGACTAAGTTTGCAAAAGCATTTGACGAGCTTACTACAACAGGTATTAAAATGAATGGCAGAATTAATGATAATACTATTATTCTTAAGGCATTTTAATTACGAAAACGATAAATAGTAGCATGGCAATAGATCAAATAGGACACGCAAGTAGAGAAGAACTTATTAGAGAGTTACAACTTCGTTTGGCTGACGGCATGGTTGATGTTGAACTGGACAGAGAACATTATGATATTGGTATAGATAAGGCTATCGGTATTTATAGACAACTTAGTTCAGGGTCAGTTGAAGAAAGTATAATATTTATTGAAACAATAGATGGACAAACAGATTATACCTTACCAGATGAAGTTATGGAAGTTAGACGTATATACCGTAGAGGTATAGGCACCAATAGTGGTGGAGGTACTAACTTTGATCCATTTGATGTAGCATTTAACAATATGTATATGCTACAAGCAGGACAAATAGGCGGACTAGCAGTATTTGATGCATTTGCACAATACAAAGAAACTATTGGTCGTGTGTTTGGTAGTGAATACAACTTTATTTGGAATAAAAATACTAAAAACTTAAAAATTATGCGTAATATTAGACATGAAGAAGATATTGCTGTAGGTGTTTATAATTTTGTTCCAGAAAGCATTCTCCTTAAGGATGTGTATGCATCTAATTGGTTAGGTTCATATGCATTAGCCATGTGTAAACTTATGTTAGGAGAAGCCAGAAGTAAATATAGCTCAGGTTTACCTGGAGCCGGTGGAGCAATTACATTAAATGGTGATACTCTTAAGGCAGAAGGACAAGCAGAAATAGACAAATTAAGAGAAAGTTTACATAATTTTGAAGAAGGCAACACGCCTCTAGGATTTGTGATAGGATAATGTTAATAGGAATAACCGGTTTTATAGGCAGTGGCAAAGATACAGTAGCCAATATGTTTGTAGAACGAGGTTGTGTCCATGACAGTTTCGCCGCCCCCTTAAAAGATTTATGTTCCAGTATTTTTGGTTGGGAAAGATCCATGCTGGAAGGTGATACTGTTGAAAGCAGAGATTTCAGAGAAACACCGGACATGTTCTGGACAAAAAAATTAGGTGTACCACATTTTACTCCCAGACTGGCCCTACAATTACTAGGTACTGATGTACTTAGAAATCATTTTGATCAGGATATTTGGCTTAACAGTTTGGAATATCGCATAAGAAAACAGCATACAAATTCATCTTGTGTAGTTGTAAGTGACGCAAGATTTAGAAATGAATTAGATTTAATTAAAAAAATGGGCGGTGTAATTATTTGGGTACAACGTGGTGGTCTTCCTGAATGGTTTGAAACAGCAAAGACGGCACACGAAAACGTTGTAAGCAGAAAAATCATGCAAACAAAATACAGAGATGTTCATGAGAGTGAATGGAATTGGGCAGGCTACCCAGTTGATTACATTATAGATAATAATGGAACCCTCGAAGATCTAGCCAAACAAGTTGAAGGTATCAGAGATTGGAAAACTGGTGAATTCAAACAAACTCTAAAATTAGTATAATACAGCATAATACAGCTCAATACTCGTAAAAACGCAGAAATACGCAATTCTGATAAATACTATTACTATATTATTAGTACTAATATAAACTTTAGGAGAACAACATGGCAACATTAATAAGCCCTGGTGTAAGTATAAGTGTATCAGATGAATCGTTTTACGCGGCCGCTGGTGCAGGTTCAGTCCCATTAATTGTGATTGCAACTGCACAAGATAAAACCGCCCCAGAAGGAACATCTACAGCACCATATACAACATCAGCAACAGCCGGAAAGTTGTATCAAATCACTTCACAAAGAGAGTTACTGCAAAATTTTGGTAACCCAGTCTTTAAAAAGAGTGGTTCTACACCTTTACACGGTAGTGAACAGAATGAATATGGTCTTATGGCCGCATACAGTTTCCTTGGCATAGCCAACAGAGCGTATGTATTAAGAGCAGACATAGACTTAGATGAACTTTCAGCAAGTTCAACAGCACCTACAAAAGCACCAGCAAACGGAGCCTACTGGTTAGACACAAGTTTAACTTCATGGGGGTTAAAACGTTGGAATGGTACAGCATGGGTGTTACAAACAATTAAAAAACCTACTGCATCAGAAACTGATTCAGGAACAGGTAAACCAAAAACAGCATTTGGTGTAAACGGTGACTTTGCAGTTACATATTACACAAACAGTGGCTCAACTAAACCAACCGTTGATTTTTATGAAAAAATTTCAGGTGTTTGGTATAATGTTGGAGCAAGTGATTGGTCAAGTGCTGTATCAGGTTCTGCGGGTGACTTCCAATTTGCAAGTCATTTAGCAATACCTACACTTAAGAAAGGTGGCGGTGCTTTAACAACAGGTGATGTATTTTTACAAGAAACACCTGCCAATAATGGCTCAAATATAATTGTTAAAGAATACTCAACAACTACAAATGCTTTTACAACAGAAAATATTGTAATGGAAGAGCATTCAAGTGTTGTATATACAGATACTTATACTTCACCTGTAATTGGTGATTTATGGGCAGATGGTGGTACAACAGCAAGTATTACTTTAAAAAGACATAACGGAAGTGCAACACTTTCAGTTGCAAGTTCAAGTGCATTAACTGATGGAATTGACTTTAGTACACATGCTAGTAAAGTATCTATTAATTTAAGTATTAATGGTGCGGCAGATATTCCAGTAACATTTGCAGGTGCAAACGTAAGTTCAGTATCAGTAGATGAAATAGTTGCAAGTATCAATGGTGCAACCGGAATAAACAGTACAACTGCAAGTGCAAGTAATGTTGATGGTAAAGTTACAATTACTACTTCAGATGGAAAAGATATTGGAATTACAGCAGGTAATGTGTCAGGATACACTCCTTCAGACATAAACATCACTGCAGGTACTTACAGTAACTTTGCAAGTTTAAGTTATGAAGCAAAAGATACAGCAATTACTGGATCAGCAGTTGAAGGTACTTTATGGTACGATAACAACGTTGCTAACACTAATATTGATATGTTATATCAAAATGCTGGAACATGGGCAACTTACTCAGGCGATGTACAGTTTGCCGCAAGTGCTCCAACAACACAAAGTGATGGCTCAACAGGTCTAGCAAGTGGTGATTTATGGATTGATAGTAGCGATTTAGAAAACTTCCCTAAAATCTATAAGAGATCAGCAAGTTCAACTTGGGTATTAGTAGATAATGCAGACCAAGTTACTAGCGACGGTATCTTATTTGGTGACTTTAGAGCAAGTAAAACAGGTAGTTTAATTTCTACAACAAACGGTTTACCAAATGCGGCTTTATATCCGGCTAACATGTTAGCATGGAACAAAATGGCTTCAGTAGGTAACGTTAAACAGTATGACTTATCAGAAAATTTATGGAAAGACTATTCAGGTAATAAGGCTGATGGTTCACCATACATGATGCGTAAAGCTCAACGTAAAGTTGTTGTAACTGCCTTACAATCACAACTAGTGTCTAACCAAGAAATATTAAATGAAACTAATAGATTTAATATAGTTGCGGTACCTGGTTATACAGAGTGTTTAGATGAAATGTTATCTTTAAGTGTGAACAGAAAAGATACAGTATTTGCTATAGCAGACGCTCCACTAAGATTGGCTTCAGATGCAACAAGCACTCAGAATTGGGCAACAAATAGTTCAGTAGCAACTGAAAACGGTGAAGATGGTTTAATTAGCTCATCATCACAGGCGGCAGTTTACTACCCACATGGATTAGCAACAAACTTAGATGGTTCAACTATCATGGTACCTGCTTCTCATATGGCATTAAGAACTATTGCATTTAACGACTCAGTTGCTTTCCCTTGGTTTGCACCAGCAGGTTTCCAAAGAGGTGTTGTAAACAACGCAACTTCTACAGGATACCTTGATGCAACTACTGGAGAATTCCAAGCAGTTAGTTTAAGTGAAGGACAAAGAGACAGTCTTTACCTTAACAAAATTAACCCAATTGGAAACTTCCCAGGAAGAGGAATTGCAGTATTTGGACAGAAAACACTTAACTCAGTTTCAAGTGCATTGGATAGAGTTAATGTTTCAAGATTGGTTATATACATCAGAGAACAACTTGATGATGCAGTGAAACCTTTCTTGTTTGAACCAAACGACGAAGTTACTAGAGCAAATGCTAAGGTAGTTGTAGACAGATTACTAGCTCAGTTAGTACAACAACGTGGACTATTTGATTTTGTCACAGTTTGTGATACAACAAATAACACGGCGGCTAGAATCGATAGAAACGAACTATACATTGACATCGCTGTACAACCAGTGAAGGCAGTAGAGTTTATTTACATACCGATCAGAATCCAAAATACTTTGGGCTCAACAGCATAAGTTAATTAAACTTACTAAAGGGCAGTTTTTACTGCCCTTTTTTTATGACTAAAGGCTTGACAATATCAGGATATTTGCTATAATAGTTGTATATTAAATAAAAAGATGGGAGTCATTTATGCAATACAACATTTATCAAATCCAAGTAACTGACGAAATACACGATTACGTCAATTCAAACGATGGCGGACACACAGGCGCCGCTAAAAAATATCCACTATATCATGCAAAAATGGAAACTATGCATGGCAGAGGCGATGACAGAAAAATAAACTTTAAAGCAGAGTTTTTCTCACACTATACAAAAGTATGTGAAGTAGATGGCAGATACAATGGGTTATCAGATGGTGATATAGATTATACTGTTAAAAGTAAAAATGAAGTATTTGCTATACTTAACCAACAATACTTAGATGAAGACACAATGGAAGATGTTGTGTTTGATAGTCATGTATCAGGTTACACAATGAAATCTTTTGTAAGAGATGGTAAAACTATTGAATACAGAAACATGCATTCACTATCAGTTGGTGACATTATTGCTGAAGTTCCACAAGTAGGTTATGAAGTAATGGAAGTTGCTGATATAGTTCCACAAACTAGATACTTTTTAGTTGAAAGTTACGGTTTTACAGACATTACTGCTATTATAGAGAGCGGAGATGTTGCTATAAACAGAATAAAAGAGTCAGCATAGGGGAGAAAGAGCATGAAAAGGGCATGTAATTGCCCTTTTTTTGTGGCAAAATTAAAACACTTGTTAATTAAATCTGGCTAGAAATGATAAATATTTGCATATAATTTAGTTCTAGGAGAACAATATGGCAGTATCAAGTGCAACAAACGAAACTAAGAGTAAGTTTGGAGTTCCGGTAACGGGTGCAACTGGTTCCGGTATTTTAATGCCGAAACTGAAGTATAGATTTAGGGTTAGTTTTTTAAACAACTTTGGTGGTTCACCAGAGGCAAAAATATTGACTCAAAATGTACAGAACGTTACTAGACCTAAAATTACTTATGAAGAAATAATTATTGATAGTTATAACTCAAGAAGTTACCTACAAGGTAAACATGCTTGGGAACAAATTACTGTAACAGTAAGGGACGATATAACTAACCAAGTAGCCAAGTCAGTTGGATCACAAGTCCAAAGACAGG